TTCGGTGATGCGCGCGGATATTGCGGCGGATGCGTTTTCGTTCGGCATCGCTCAAGCCCTCGCTTTGACCTTGCCCCGGTGCTGGCGCCGGTGCCGGCGGCGGTGCGCCCGGCCCCGGTGCCGCCGGTATCTTTTCCGCCGCCGACAACGGGACCACCTGTTGCTGGACTCGCGGCTCCTTGCCGTATCCGCCCGGTACTTTGGCGTAACCTTCAAGCGCGCGCGCCTCGTCGGGCGCCAGGATGCCGCCTTGCACCGCGCGCGCGAGGCCCTCGATCCGGTCCTTAAACGCCGAGCGCAAGAGCGCCGCGGTATCAAATTCGACGTATTCGTACGGTTGCCCGTCGAGCGCGAACAAGAGGCCGATCGCTTCCTCGATATGGTTGAGGCAGAATCCGAGCCCCGAGGCGATCCATGATTGCATGAGAATCTCGGTCGAATTGACCGCCGCGTTATTCAATCCGAGAATCTGCAACGGGATACGAAACGCGAGCGCGATATTTTCATTCGAGAGCTTCAAGATTTCCGCGGTCGCCGCGTCTTTCGACGGCACCGCCCACGGCATGACCTTGAGGCCGGCGGTCAATATCGGCGTGTTGCCCTGGTTCATGCCGCGCGCTTGCTCGTTCCAGCGATCGCGCAAGGCGGCGACCTGGTCCTTGTCGAGCACCAGGTCGGTCGAGAGCACGGCCGACGGCCGCGCCTCGTTTCTATAAAACGAGGTTTGTTGCATGGCGATCGCATCGCCGACCGCGATATCGGAATAGGCGGCGACGAGCGGCGAGACGCCGACGAGCGGCGTCGGAAACCGCACGCGCTCGGTATGCAGGCGGATATGCAAGACGTCACGCATGGGGACGATCAATTGCTCCGTCGCGCCGAGGCGCGCCTCGATCACGCTATTGCCGCCGAGCGTGTAAAATATCTCGCCGTTATAGGCGACGCGCGGATAGCAAACGTCGGGATTCATCAAATGTAATTCGGACACCTCAAAGCGGTCGTTGCGGAGCGCGAGCGCATAGGCGTTGCCGGTCAGGTAAAGCCCGCGCGTGGCGTTGAGCAAAAAATCGGAAATTGATTGATAGTCGTTGGGATGCCGCAACAGGCGCGACAACGCCGACGTCTCGACGCGCTCGCGGCCGCCGTTGTCATTGGTGCGCCAGTGATCGCCGGGACACATGGCAACGGTTTGCGCGTAGGCCGAAACGCACGCCTCGACCATTGCCGATTGCGCGCCGGTGACCGGCGTATAGCCCAATTGCCACCAATTATCCGGTACGCCGGCGGGAAGCCATCCGCCGGTGACCGGCAAGTAAAACGGGCCGGGTCGGTAATCACCCTCGGCTTTCCCGATAATCCGGCCCGCGACGCGGTTGAGAAACCCGCGGACGGTCATGCTTTGGCCGACGCGGTCCTGGTTGAATAGCCGCCGGCCGGCTTGTCGGCCGCCATTTGCTTGTCTTTCGTTTGCGGCACGTTCGGGTCGGGTCCGCTGCCGTCGTCCTCGTGCTCGGTGACGGGGACGCCCGAGGCGGCGAGGTCGTTTTCCTCTTGCGTCGGCGTCGGCTTGATTTCGCCGGCCGCCTTTTCCCGTTCCTTGCTCGCCTTCTCGCGCGCGTCGCGCTCCTCTTTCAGTTTCTTGCGCGTTTCGTCGGCGTGTTTTTTCGCCGCCGCGGTGTGATCGGTGTCGGTCATTGGCTTGCCTTTCGGGTTTCACAAAAACGGGGACCGGCCCGCCGGGATACAACGGGCCGGCTTGAACAACTACCACGTTACTCCGGCCATCCATGCGACCGTTCCGGTGCGCCGGATCGTCCAATTGATCGGGAGGATCAACCGCAACGCCAGCGAATCGGTCTGGAACATGGATTTTGCCGGGAAGGCAACGACCGCCGGCGTCCCCGCCGTCGAGATATCGGTCGGCGCCGTGTCCTCCATGTGCAAGGTCGCCTGGTCCGAAATTTCAAACCGCGGCCCGTCGCCGGTGACGCTCACGAAATCCGCCGCGTCGACGACAATGACCGTGCCGAGCGGCACCGTCCCTGAGTCGATCACCGGCCAGCCGCCCAAGGTGCCGCGGCTTATCTCGTCGCGGAACGGGAACACGCCGGCGCCCGGTGCCGCGACAAGGCCGATCGAATTGACCTGTTGCGGATTCATGAGCCAAACCGGATTGCGGACGTTGCCGAGCGTGCCGGTGAGCAAGGCGCCGGTCAGCGCCTTGATATCGCCGGTGAGCGCGGTAAAGCCGCCGCCGGCGGTTGGTGTCAGGCCCGAGACGCCGGTGAGGATGCCGGCCGGCCGGATCGCGGTCGCCGCATTGGCGTCGATCAGGACGCTGTCGAGCGCGATCGCCGTATCGGTTTGCACCGCGTCGCGCAACAGGCCCTGGATCGCCGGGATCGAGTGCTCGTCGATCTCCCGCGTCCATGTCGTGATGACCGCCATTTTTTTCGGCGTGAGCGTTTGCGACGTGAAAGCGCCCTGGCGGACGGGGATCGGCAAGCCTTCGCCGACGAACGAGCCGGCGATCGTTGGCGTGCGCGACCGCGTCGGGATGATGATTTTCCCGTTGCGGCCGAACGTCAGCGAAAGCCCTAAGCCGGAAAAGCGCGGAAAGATTGCCTTCGGATAGAGCGTCGCCATGAAGTCGACGACGATTTGCTGGACGAGCTCGGCGGCCCATCCGGCGACGGTCGTCATCGCCATATTGCTTGCGGCCCTGGTTTGCCAATCGAGCACCGCCCGCGTCGGCTCGTCGTCGCCGTACACCGCGCGGCAAATCTCGTCGACCGATTTGCGCTCGCGTTGCGCGACCGCCATCAAGGCGCCGGCGCGACAGAGGAGATCGAGCGGCGAGATTTTTTTCGCCGCCACATTGAACGGGCGCGGCGGTTGCACGATCGCGCTCGAGCCGTTGGCCTTGGCGGCATGGGCCGGGATGATCGCGCGGCCGCCGTCGGACGATTGTGCGCCGAGGTTTTTCTCGGAGTCGCGCAATGCCGTCATGAGCTTTTGCTCATGCTCGATATCGGCGTTGGCCTTGCCGATCGTTTCCATATCGGCGTCGGTATAGTTGCCGTCGCCTTTGGCGTCGTGAAACGCGGCGAGCTCGTCCTTTTTCGCGAGCAACCGCTTTTCCGCCTCGATGATGTTTTGAGCAAGCGTTGACATGTTTGTTGTCTTTCGTATGGGCGAGGTTTCGGCTTGCTTGCCTTTGGTCGTATTGCGCGTCGTGTTCCTGGTGCCGTGCTTGGCAAACACGAGGCTCATTGTGTCGTCGGAGACTTTCAGAGACTTGGCGACGGCGATCGCGTTGGGATTCGCCGGGATCGAGACGAGCGAGGTTTCGATGAGCTCTTGCTTGACGTAGAGCTCGCCGGGCTCGGTCTTGCTGCGCGCGCGCGACTCGACCGGCAGAAAGCCGACCGATACCGCGCGCAAGATGCCGGCCTCGACGAGCTTGCGGATTTCGTCGATCCGCTCGCTCGTGCCCGCCGGCGCAAGCTCAAGGTGACCTCGGAGCGCGTCGTTCTCGACTTTGAGGCCCTTCCACTTGCCAATGGGAAAGCTTGAATTGTGATTGAAAAGCGCGATCGGGTTTTTCTTGAAATTGCCGAGCTCCCACCCGTCGGCCGAGAGGACGTCGCCGTACCGATCGGGCGTTTCGTCGCTCAGGACAAAATCGAGCCCGTCAGCTTTGCTGGTCGCGTGCGTCTTGCGGATGATGCCGCCGGCGCCGGCTTTCTCGTCTTGCGCGTCGTCCCAGATACTTTGGCAGGTGTCCTCGTCGGCGTCGTCGGTGCAACGGTCCATAAAGTCGAGATAGGTTTCGTCGGCATCCGGCGGATCAATGTCGGGCATGGTTTGTGAACTCCACTAGCAACAATTCCAGACGCCGGATAACCAGACGCCGAGCACGGTGGCGGCGCCGAGCGCGAGCACGAGCACGAGCCAGCCGCCGTTATTCATTTTTTGCGGTTGGGGGTTGGCGCGCCCATCGACGCCGCGGCCGCCGCCGTCTCGATCGCAATGGCGAATTTGCAATCCTCGCGTTGAACAACGGGATGGTCGCGCGAGCCCGAGCGCAATTTGAGCCAACCGATCGCGCGGACCCAACGCCCCGCGACGACGATGCCGCTATCGGGCGTCGCGGTTATGGTGATCTCCTCGCCCTGGTCGTCGAATAGATCGTTGTAGAGATCGCCGTTGCTCGACACCTGAAACGTCAGATTCGCCTCGGTGAACTCTTGCGGCACGGTGATCCGCACGATCTCGCCGGCCGAGCAATCAACGCCCTCGGACAGAGATTCACCGCGCGGGATGGTCGGGCCGTCGATAATTTCAAGCGACATGGTTTTCGAGCTCCCCTGTTTTCAACCGATCAATGTGGAAAAGTCGACGACCTGGCGGAGCCGGTCGCGCGCGCGTAACCCCATGAGCATCGCCAGCGCGACGGCGCCGTCGATGCGGAATCGGCTCTTGTCCTTGTCGAGCTTGCGGCCGCCGGCCGGGTCCATGACCCCGATCGCGTTCGCCATGTGCCAGGTCAGGCATGGATTATTGGGATGGATGAGCTTGCGATCGACGACCGCGGACTCGAGCGCGTCGATCGCCGGCGCCATATCCTTGAAGCCCTGGCCCCACGGCACCAGGCGCAAACCGTCGCGCGGCAAGGTTTTTTTTGGCTTGCCGTCGTCGGGATCACCGTCGGCCTTGTACGCCTTGAAGCCGATACGATCGAACTCACGCAACAAATCCTCGATGCGCCAGCGATCGTAGGCGAGCGCGGCAACGTGATAGCGCCCGGTCAATTCAGCGATCCGCCGGGCGATCGCTTCCTTGTCGATTGATTTGCCCGGCGTGGTTTCGATGTGTCCCGCGTCGGCCCATTGGACATAGCGGAGGTTGCCCGATCCGAAATCGCGGAATGATTGCTCGGCGAGTTGCTCGGCGGGTTTCCAGAAAAACGGCCGAATACGCGCGACGTCATCCGCCGAGCCCATAAGCAAGGCCGACAGGTCGAGGGTGTTCGATAGGTCCAGCGCAAGGTAAACCGTCTCCCCTGGCGTAAAGTTGGCCTCGCCGGCGCACGCCATCCATTCGGCGCGGCTAATGAGGATCGAGGCCGGCGATACCCGTTGATTGAGCAAAAGGTTTCTGACTTTGGGCTCCTCGGCCGGCATCCGGCTTGCCTTGAGCACGGCGGCGGCGAGGTCGTCACGATCGCGGAACAGCCCGAGCGCCGGGTTGGCCTTTTTCCATTGCCGCCGATCGTTGAGCTCGCAGTTTTCGTCCGCGGCGTGCAATTGACAAACGATGGTCGGGTCGACGCCCGAGAGGCCGTCGTCGATCAGTTGCGACAGGATATGCTCGGGATCGTTGGATTGCGTCGAGAGCGTAATAAACAGCGGCTCGCGGCACGCGCCAAACGAGGTATCGAGGACGTCGTAGAGATCGCGGTTTTTCGCTTGCGCGAGCTCGTCGTAAATCACCAGGCTCGGTAAAAAGCCGTGCTTGGTGCCGGCCTCGGA